TCGTACTGCGCATACCTGTCTGCCTCTTTGACTGCACCATTCAACGCCAGCATCTGCGACGTGAACTTACGCAACTCATTGTAATACAAGCGAGTCTTCACCTTGTACTCATGAGCTTCGGCATCCATCTGCTGCTGCATCTCTGGTGGGAACTTGCTGATGTACTGCGCAAAGCTCACACCAGCGGGGATGGTAAACGGAAGTGTAGGCTCACGAGGTGGCACAGGCAGCCCCATAACGCCTGTACGGTTCGTTCGCAGGAACTCCAGTACCATTGGGTTAACTCGGTACGGAACGCTGCTGAGCATCATACACGGCTCTATAACGGGGGTCGGGTCAACGTTCAATGCACGATACCCTTTGTGGTTCATGCGACTCATTACCCGGTACATCGCTGCCTGCCCATCGGAATGCCACATACCACTGCGACCATTCGGGGCAATCTGCTTCGGTGGGATAATCAGCGGTGGGCAGCACATGCCATCAGCACGCGGCATGTCCAGCCAGTCGTTCATCGTAGCCAGCACATCTTCATGCAGTGCGAAGTGTGCCGTACCGCGCTGGCGCTGGTTACCGCCGACGCGAATCGTGGACACCAGACCAGTTGGCTCGACGCACTTCATCATCAGCTTGCCAATGGTAATCAGCGCACGCTGCGGCAGCACATCAATCTCTACCCCAACGTTCGCCGCCGACGCACGCGCTTTATTGTAGACGTGGTTCGCTGACTTCGAGCGAGACTTCTTCACGTCCTGCTTAACGCGCTCCATGTACGCCGCCTGCTGTGGCCCGGTCTGCTTCGCCCGGAGATACACCACCTCAGCCATCAGTGCCTTGCCCATGCTCTTGAGCAGACTCAGTACCGCCTGCTCCGACGCAGCACCGGACACCGCCATGCTCAGTGCGAGAGAGGCACACGCTTTGGTGCCAATCTCACGCATGTACGTCCGGTACTGCGCACCATACCCACGGGTCGTTTCGCTCAGGGTTTCTTGCATCGCAGCTTCGACCAGAGGATAAGCCTCAACCATCATACGCTGGAGCAACGGCACCGACCCGGCGCGGCCACTGGCCATCGCCTCTTTGATATTATCCAGCCAGCCCTCGCGGTGTCTGGCTCGCGCTTCTTCTTCAAGTCGAATCTGCTCTGCAAGTAAATCCACGACTACTCCTTAACTTGTTTGCTCAGGTGCTCAATCAGCTTGCCGTCTTCGGCGTACTGCTCAACGAGACCTACACCGTACGATGGCTTGCCCGGCTCGTCATATCCCGGCTGCGCTTGTTTGCGCTGGCCTAAGTCACTCAGTACAGAATGTTGCAGTGTCGGGTCATTCGTACCCGTACCGCCGCAGGCTTCGCAATCCATCAGGACTACCTGCCCACCAATCAACATGCCACGGTAGGTGCCGCTACCCATGCAGGCACCACACACTTTATGGTCAACCACCGTGTCGTCAATGGCTCTTTGATAACGACTCATACAATCTCCTACGCAAGACAGGCAAACAGAATAGCAGGGATGACAGCCAAGAATACCCACAGGATAAAGCCTGCTGCACCAGACCTGTCAACGTGTGTCTTGTTGTACTGGTCGCACGCAGCCAGACAGACAACAGAGAACAGGGCAAACCATACCACAGCTACAATCCAAAGTAAAACACTCATTTGCGTTTCCTTAATTCGAGTTCCAGAATGAACAGCGCATTGCACGCAGCGTGCGCCAGATGGTGCAGGTTGGATTCGCTATCCAGTTCCTCACCCTTGCCCACCGCCGTCAGGTGACGGAGCAGTGCTGACTTGTAGCGTTCCTCACCTTCCGGTACAGTCTGCCACGAGTGGGCTGCATACTTCTCAGCGCCGAAGGTGAGCACGCTGGCTACAGCCTCCAGTGCATTCGGGCAGCCATCGAACAGCAGTGACATGCGAGGCTTGCCGCCGTCGAACTTCATACCGCCCGGCCCGGCACTCTTGGCCACGGCCACCTCAACATCACTGGCAGGGTCGTACGGGTCAACCGGGATGAATGCAGTCTCGACTTCTTTCACCTCGAATGGCTCCAGTACCAGCGTGTGGGTCTTGCCATCCTTCACGCAGGTGTAGTAATCGCGGCTGTCATTCGGCACATCGTACGGTTCGTCGTACGTCAGGATGATACCTTGCTCAGCAATGTCGCTCAGCAGCGTGCCAGTACCCCAGTTGCGTGCCGGGTCTAAGATAAACTTCTGACCTTTCTTACCCATTCGCCTTACCTCCATCGACCTTAGAATCAGCGCCATCGTATTTAGCATTGGCATGAACATACTCATGATTGTCCTCGTACCGGGTCACTTCATAAACCGTGATGCCGAGGCCACGCATGAAGTCAACGATGTGTGGCAGGTCGTCGAAAGCACACACGATGTTCTCAATGCCAATGTCCTCCAGCGCCGCCAGCTTCATCTCTGTGTCTTTACGGCAGTCGCCAATCTCTCTCATGATTAGCTTGTCGTAAACCACACCAGCTTCGTCGAGCCACTGCTCGGTTACTTCACGGGCCACGGCTCCGCGTCCGGTCAGGATGATAATGCGATACGTGAGGGCCAGAGCGTTCACAATATCAATCGTGTCCTGAAACGCAGGGTCGTCAGCGCCAGCCAAGTTGAACTCGGCCCACGCTTCATCAAGGTGCCGACGCTCCGGTGGAGGCAGCAGGTGTAAACGCCAACGGCCATCGGCCAGCGTGCCGTCAAGGTCTACTACTACGGTGTCTTTCATGTGCATCGTGTGCTTCCTCAAGAGCGAAAATAATATCCCGGACATATGCCCAAGGCAACCAGACTTCCTCACCGTCCTGCGAAATGCAGACGGTGCCATCCTTATACAGCTCTACCTGAGTGTTGGCCTCCCACTCAATGGAGAGGCCATCCTCTTTGAGCTGCACCACATCTTCTTGGTACAGTGTTCTCGTCACTCCAACATCTCCGGGCTAATGGTGAATCGTGCGACCTCACCGTACCGGGCATGATAAGTAATCACGCTCGCGCTGCGCTCACTCAGCCAGCCACCACGAGAGGCATAGGCATCCTTCGCCGCCAGCGTACGGTGCTGCTCGACAATCATGACACCAGACTCCAGCACCTTCTTGTGATGCAGGTGGCCAACGTGTGCATACGCATGTTTGGTTCGGCCATACACTTCGCGGAACTTGGCGACCAGTACAGTCTCCAGTTGTTCTGCCTTACGCTTGTGACCATGGTGGAAGAACAGTGCCGTCTCGCCATGCTCGTAGCAGTAGTACGGGTCAGGGCTGCGGTCAACGGTGACACGCGGCTCGTCGGCGTACAATACATGCAGCAGCTCACGCATCCAGATTGAGCTGGCCATGTCGTGGTTGCCCTCGGCACAGACTACGTGAACCTGCGGGAACTTCTCCAGCAGCATACCAATGATGCGGCGCTGCGCCCTGATTGCCACACGCACCAGTTTCTGGAATCGCGTGTCAGCATCAAGCACATGCCCACTCGATGGCGTTACTGCATCCAACCCATCCCAGTGCAGGAAGTCACCGAGCTGACCGAAGATGGCAACCTGTGCTGGCGGCGCACTGGCAATCGCTGCCGAGAACCATTTGACCAGCAGGTCTTCTGCAATCTTCATATCCCAGTCGTCACCAGTTTCCTCTGCCCATGCCAGCATACCGAGGTGGTAGTCAGTCAGCACGAACAGGTTCAGCAGCTCAGCAGGTGCCGCGCCCCCGGCGTACGGTCGGGCAGCTTCCGGGGTGATGCTCTCGCTAATAGCATCGACAGCTTCTTGCAGCAGCGCCAGCTCCTGCTCACGGTCGAGTGCTGTCTTCACCCACTGCATGACAACGTTGCCGTCCTTATCGTACAGCGTGGACGTACCCTTCACCGCGTACGGCTCCGGCACCTCCTTCGTCATGTCGTGCTCAGGACTCCAGCCGCTCTTGGCAAGCTGGCGCTTCCGGTATCGAATGGCGCTCTCGGTCATGTCGTGCTTCTCAGCAATGGCCTTGGTGCCAAGCCCTTCGGCAATGTCTTCTTTGAGTTGGTGATTAGTTAACTTGGTCATCATTTCCCCTTAGTGATTAAGGCTCGCGCTTTCGCGGCTGCCGCCTTCTTACGTCTCTCGGCTGTCGCCGCTTTCTTCTCTGCCTCGGTCTTGTGCGTTGGGTACATCAGACCAGTGTGTTGCTTACGTCGCCACTCGATGGCGCTGTCCAGCCAGTCGTCAACTGTGCGCTGGCGCTTCGCTCGGTTGGCAGAGTTCTCTACCTTGCCGAGCTGAGCATTACACCAGCGGCAGATGACACCGCGAATCTCCCCACTCACATGGTCGTGGTCAACAACCATGAGCTTGAGGTCTACCATCGGTTCGTTACAGAGTGGGCAAGGACAGCCCATCGCATTCTTCCGCATCTGCAACAAGGTCGCGCCAGTCACTTTCCGCATACCATTCCTCATTCAATTTCTTGTGCAGCCAGACACGCAGCTCCTTGCTCAAGGTCAGCGTATTCAGGTGGGCTGCGAATGAGTAGGTCGGCGTGCGGTACAGCCACAGCGCCACTGCTTCTGGCCATGGGTTCTGGTCACGCACCATGTATTCACGGAGCACGAACTCAGCCACAGCCGACTCGTCATCAGTCTCCTGATAATCGACCAGCATATTGTAAGCCGTCTGCTTACCAATCTTCTTGACACCTGAGATGTTGTCGGCGGTATCGCCCATCAGCATCTGTGCCCAAAAGAAGATAGGCCCATGACCAATCAATGACTTGTCACTCTTGGTCTCGTGCCACCACAGACTGCCGATACCTTTGCATGGCTCCAGCACCTTGTTCTCGTACGGGTCGAGGAACCTGCCCGGCCAGCAGCGCAGGTCTTTATCCGCGCTGTAGATGACAGCATCCTCCAGCCCAATCGTCCACGCATCCATGATTAAGGTATCGTCTGCCTCGAACTCAAAGTTCAGGTGGACGTACCAATCCTCACCATCGGGAACGTTGAACATGTTTCGGCCAATCGCCTTACGCAACGGCTCAACCAGACCGGGCTTCGACTTCTTATCCCGGTTGCCCTGATACGGCTTCACGCCGCGCAGCTTGTATCGACCAGCCTTGCGACACTCTGCCGCCGTCAGCTCAATACGAACTGACTGAGCATTGGCGAGGAACTTAGCGGTCAGCACCCCTGAGCAGAAGCGCGTCTTCGCTGTCTCGATGTTACTGGTCGTGGCCGACGCGACGTAGACTGTCGAGTCAGCATCGCACAGCAGAATACGACCAGACACGTAACCATCAAACTGGTCATCAAGTTCCTCGGCATTGTGAAGCAAGCGTCTCAATCTGCTCATTCACTCTCTCCATCAGCATGTCCTCAATCATCTTCTTCAAAGTGAAGAACATGTCGTAGCTCATTTCAACTCGCTCGCTGCGGCTTTTGATTACCATGCACATGTCGCGAGGCTCGTCGTACACGATAACCTCGCCCGGCTCTAACTCTCGCATGTACCCTCCACGGCACATCCCTGTGCCATTGTCAGTTACAGACTCGGCAGGCCGAAGTCAGCATCGCCAGTCACGTCCGGCTCAGGCTTGGACGCTGCCGACTTGTCAGCCGCACCCGCCGTCGCCAGCTCCTGCACTTCCTGCTTAACCTCAGCCACTTCCTCCGGCTGGCCCACGTCACCCAGCTCCGGCAGCTCAGCGATTGCCGAGCCAGCGCCAGCGCCATTCAGCAGCAGGTCAAGCGGAGAGCCGGGGAACTCAGGAGACTCCAGCAGCTTGTCCTGAATCCAGTTCTTGGATTTGCCATCGTCGTTCTTGCCTTCGATGTACAGGGATTCCCAGTCTTCCTTGGTCGGACGGTTCCACAGGAACAGCTTGAACAGCGTCTCGTCTTCGACTTCCGGCACCGGGTACGGCTGGTCAGTCACCGGGTCAACCGCGAGCATGATGTTCTCAAGGTCGATGTTGGCGTACACCTTCTTGTTCTCACCCTCGCCCGATTCGTTGTGGATAATCGGAACGATGAAGGTGTGGTTCAGAAGCTGCGCGAAGTGCTTCGCAGTCTTGTCCGGGTTCATACGCTTGAACAGTTTGTAAGCGCCGGACTTGCTGTTCAGGTCTTTCTTCACAGCGATGAATTGCGTGCGCACCTTGCCCGGCACCATCTTACCATTGACAACTTCATGGTAAGTCTCGCCGTTCTTGGCCTTGCCCCACAGCGCGAACTGGAGGAAGAACTTATTGACAGGCGGCTTGTCCGGTGCCTGCTTGGTTACGCTCGGCCCCACTTCAATGTAGCCAACCAGACGTGCCAGCGCTTTACCTTCCGGCAGCAGCTTACCACCACCAGACGTGGCTTCGTTAAAGTCAAGTTCTTCCTCGTCAACATACTGTTCGACGATGGAGTTCATGCGGTTCAATACAGATGCGGTCATAATGCGATACCCTTACTCGTCAGGAATTGTCTCTTAAACTCCAGCACTTCATCGGCTGTCGTCTCTACGTGGTGCTTCTCGTACATGCTTGGCCCTGCTTCCACCTCTGCCGGGAACGGCACTGTCAGGTTATACTCTGGCCATACGTGGTTGTAGTATTCCGGGATGCTTTCCATGATTGCCTTGAGTCCAACGAAGAACTCGTGGGGGCAGTCAGGTGCAATGTCGAAATAGAATGCGTCATGCACTTGGTTGATGGGAACCACACGCCCACCAAAGAAGTCGTTCGATAGCAGCCAGCGGAACAGCAGGCCACCGATTCCCTGTACCCAAAATGCGGTCTCACCCTGAATAGGGTAGTTACGCATCTGAGTTGGTTTGTATTCCATCAGGTGAGCACGCGCCGCCTTGTTCCATTTCTCGTACTGACGGAATGAGTAACAAGTTCCACCCGGCGACCGGAAATGACCACGGCGATACACCTGCCACCTTCCGTTCTCGTCCTGCTCCTTGAACACATTGCTCTGTCCACTTTTCTCTACGGCTGGGAAGATAACCGAGTCGAACCATTCTTCAACTTCCGGGAACAGACCCTTCTCGTTGTCGATGAACGCTTGAGCTTCTTCCTCAGAGCAACCAGTCGAGTACGCAATACCTCGCGCTGTTGCACCATACTGATATGAGAACGCCTTCGGCTTAATGTCAGTACGCATCTGACTGTACCGTGCATGGTCGGGATGGGATTCATCCTTGCACTTCTTAAGCACGTCCTCGTATGGCTCGTTGAGCTGAGCTGACAGACGCATACAGTGCATGTCGATACCGTCGAGCAATGCACGAATCAGGTTCTTATCCTTGCTGAACCCGGCCAGACCCACCACTTCCAGCGCCGAGTAGTCAGCCTCAACGATGCGGCCACCCTCACCAAAGCGGGAGGTGAACATCTGCTTAACTTTACTCGTGCCTTTACGTGGCAAGTTCTGACTGTTAGGTCGCGCCGACGATAGGCGCGTCGTCTCCGTCGCGGTCATGTTGATGGTGTGGTGTACGATACTGTCCGGCTGGATGAACTGCATCATCCCCGACTGGCCAGTCACGTTCCCTTCTTCATCGAACGTCTCGCTCAGGTAGTAAGTGCCGAGGTCTTTCTGTGCCTTGGCTCGGTCGGCAATCTCCACCACGCCGGGAATCTTACGCGCTGCCAGAATGTCCAGCACCTCACCCGCCGTACTGAATACCGGACTACCATCGGCAAGCCTGCGCTTACCAACCCAGTCACCCGTGCGCCGCAGGTATTCGCCCGGTCGCTTCGGGTCTTCCCATTCGAGGTTGTCTGCAATCTCCTTCGCCCGTTTGTCCTGCACACGCAGGAGGCCCGGCATTCGGAACAGCACCTCACCCCACTTGGTGTCCACTTCATCCGTTGCCAGCTTCTCGAACTTAGGCGCACCCTTGTTCTTCCCGCTGGAGTAGATGGTCTGGTGTACCTTCTCAACCGGGTCATACCATAGCCCGGTCTCGGCATCCCACTCGCACTCGCTGGTATGCTTGACCCACTTGTCCTTGCCACGCTTGAACAGTGGTGCATCCACCTTGACGTAAATGAGATTGCCATCCCCATCCCGGCGCTCGACCCGCGCCTTGTACTTCATCACGCCGCCGAACACGAACGCGCTCATGTGGTAAGCTGACGTGAACTTGAACTGGTCACGCGCTTCCTGTGGCATGTCGGCTGGCAGGTAACTCAGCAGCGTATCAGTCAGCCCACTGATTGCATCCTGCAACTCGCGGCGGTTGCGCTCGGCAACCTCGCGGTCAACGTGTAGACCAGCGTGCATCATGTACGCCCACATGAGCATACCTTCGAACCGGGTCAGTGCCATCGGCAACATGCCCTGCTTCGTCAGCTCAGCCCACTGACCAACGAACAGCTTGGTCGTGTTCTCGATATCCCCGGACGGCCCGGACAGATACTCGCTCAGCAGCTCAGGGTCAATCTGGCTGGTCAGGTAGCCTGACTCCCACATCGCCTTGACTGCATCCACCTTGTGAGTACCGCCATACTTCGGTGCTGTCTCGTTCAAGGATGGGTACTGGGATTGTTGATGCGTCAGCAGATACTCAGCATACGCCGTACAGAATACACGACCACCTCGTTTGAGGAAGGCGATGAACTCGTCACCGTAATGCTCGAACCACCAACTCAATTCATACGGCGCGTTGTGGGCTACCAGAATGTTCGTGTCGGGATGCAGATGCAGACTCTTGTTCTGCAACCAATCCTCTCTCGAACTGTACCGATATTCCTCGCGCTCGTAGAACACCCAGCCATCCTTGGTCAGCACACAGTCACGCTGGCCCTGCATCACCACATAGTTATCCGGGCAGCGCGGCGATGCCAGCTCCCCATACCACTCGTGGTTCTCAGTCTCAACGTCAATCACCTGTGCTCTAATTGCCATCAGTCCTCCGCTATGCTTGGCCACCTAAGTGGTCAGGCTTATTGTTCACGTACTCCTGAATGGACGGCAGCAGCCGCTCATGCTTCTCCAGCATGTAAGCGTAACGACTCAGGCTTGCATCCGGTCGGCAGACACGGAGAGTCAGCAGGTCGTCGTAGCTTTCAACCAGACTGGCCAGCGCCGGATACCACTGCACATCGTCGGCGGTCAGCTTCGGCTCATACGGGTAGGCCATGAACTCACCGGGGTCTCGGCTGTACTGCCCGGAGTATCGTGGGATACTGGACGGGAAGTAGAACTGGTTCAGGTTGAAGTCGAACTCACTCAGCACCTGTGACCAGCAGCCACACTTGCTCACGATGATATCGACCGGGCCTAACTTGAACACACCATACAGACGGGAACCGAAGTCACCGCCCTCTGCTGCGTCATGGTAGCTTGGCATGTATTCGTACGGCAGCCCGTGCTGCTTGGCGTAGTCCTCCAGTCTGGAGTCAAGCCATTCCAGTCGGCCAACCACACGGCTCAGGTCGCCACCCCAACCGAAGACCACAATGTCATAGTCCTTCGGCTCAACACCCAGCGCTGTGTCTCGTGCCCCTCCCCCGGCAACCACGAAGTTCAGTTCTTCGGATTGCAGCAGACGGCAGATATCCTCTGCCCACACGCGCTTGACTTCGGCATTACTTGTCATGCTTCTGTTTCCCCTTACGGTAAGTGAAGTTCACCACGGCCACCACATCAGCAGGCGGCACATTGAATCGTTCAGCCAGCGCCTCAGCACCACGGAACGAATCGCCCTTCCGGTACTGCGCCCGGATGATAGCCTGCTCACGTTGGTTTAAGGGTGCCGCTCGATACGTGCGTTCTTCCATACTGCTTTGCTCCACACTTTTCACATTCATAAATCACCAGCACTTTGCCAGTGGCCTTGCCCTTTGCCTGCTCAGCCAGCAGGCTACCGCCGCAAGAGCAACGGCGATAGGTGCGCCCCCTCACCACTTACTCGGCTTGCTGCCGGGCAGGTAGCTGGTCGTAGGCTTACGCTCAACGTACTGATTGTAAACCGACATGGCATCGCACGCTGCCTGATACAAACGCTCAGCCTCAGCATAGCTCCAGTCATCTGCCTGCGGCACAGGCTCCGCTACTTCCGGCTCAGCAGGAATCAACTCCCAGCTTCCGGGTCGTGCAGTCCACGAGCCATAGATACCGGAGCCACGCGAACCATCGTCGCGCTTGATGCTGATATACTTGCTGTCGATACTAACCACAGTACCAGTCGCGCCATGGTGTACGCTCTTGGTGTCGCAGTTACGAACTCGGTCGCCTACCTTAATCGCGCTCATTACATATCCTCGTATTGGCAGCGGTCAGCAAAGAAGTGTACCTGTGACCGCACGTTGCTTGGACGCCCAGCAATCTGGCGTTTGTTCTTTGGCGTACTGACACCGCGCCGCGCCGCCAGCGATGGGTCATCCACGCTGCCGAGCATCACGATAACATCAGTCGCCCCTTGGATACCTGTCTTGGAATCCTTCAATGCGTCAAGCGCCGGGAACATATCATCGGCACCATCGGCTGATACCTGAACCGTAGCCAGCGACACGAAGTTGTGTCGCACTGCCAGCTCACGTACCTCCTGCCATAGCTGCTCGACCTGACTCGCCTTGTTGCTCGACGGGTCAGACACAGACAGCTTGAAGTTGGCAAGCATATCCCACACCACGATGCACGGGTTCATCGCTTCGATAACCTGCTCAGCTTTCGCCAGCGTCGCGCCGTGCATATCCTTCACACGTATCACATTGGCTGGCGCACCCAGTGCTTTGGCATACGCAGCGTGCAGCTTGCTCCTGTCCTCGCCCAGCTCTTTCAGTTCCGGGAGCGTACAGTTGAGCGCCGCCTGATAGATGCGCGGGATGATGTTGATGCCCTGCCCTTCGTTGTTGAACCACAGGATTGGTCTGCCCGGATATAGCTTCGCTGCTGTCGCCGCCATTCGCGTAAGGTTAAACGCGATGAAGCTGGTCTTCCCACTGTCAGGTCGGGCAGCGATTGCAACGGAGTCGCCGGGAAGCAGTACGCGTACGCTATCTTGCAGACACATGAGACCGAACTTAAAGCCTTGGTCATCATCAGTGCGATTAATAATGTCAACCACATCGTCATCGACGTAATCGGTAACTGATGATTGGCCCCGACTGCGGCGTGCGCCCTCAGCCAGACGGCCAAGCTCATAGATAATATCCAGTTCTTCACCATTGTCGTACCTCTGCATTAGCAGGTTCGCACGACCAGCGGTGTCCAACTCTACGAGCTGGTCAAGGATGCCTTCCTTCTGTTCCTTCGTGGGCTGATACTCTTTGAGCTGAGCACACAATGAATCGAAGGCTGCCATCTGTTCAGGCGTGCTGCCTGTCTTCAAACGAACATGCGTACCCAGTGTCTCAATGTCAATGAAGTCACTGTCCGGGAACGCGTCAAAGTATGAGCCGTAAGCACGCAGCATATAGCCCGTGGTCTGGCTCATGGTATCTTCCGGGATGGCGTGCCGCAGGGAGTTATACTTCCCGCGCTCGCGCATCACCGTTAACAACAGCTTGTCAAGCACATCACTCTCCTACGATTTGCACACGCCCAACGACACGCAGCTCCCGGCGTATGCGCTGAGCACTTGGGTGGTGGCAGATAACCACGAGGTTGTATCCATACGCCAGCGTCACACTGACCAGCGCCTGCAACGTTGAGTCGTCCACGTTTGGAACGAACGCGCAGTTGCCGCCGTCGCGTACCTGCTGGAGATACTCGTCCACCTCACCATAAATCCAGAGGCAGTTGGTCTCAGCATTACCACGAGGGCTGACCTTCATTGCCAAGCTGTGCTTGTGCGGCGAGCGCCACGGGATGAACTGCCTGCCAGTGTAGTCCAGACCACAGTAGCTGCCCGTGTCGTCCGGCAGATACAGCCTGCCATACGTTGGGCTTGCAGTCAGGATAGACAGGTGAGGCATCAGGTTCTCCCGCTCCAGCACAGGTAGCAGCAAGCGCGGCTGCTTGGCAATCACCTCAGTGATAGGCACTACATCCGTAGGCACCTTCACTTGCACCTCCGCTGGCGGCACATACACAGCATGGGTTAAGTCATGCTTGCGGCTGTACCCGCAGCGGTGGCACTTGCACCAGATGTAATCCGGCGCACGACCGTACTCGAAGTTGGTCTTGTTGAATGACCGCGAGCAACTGTGAAACGTCCTTCGCTTTTGTCCTACTGGCAGACGCTTCGCCAGCTCCGGCCACTCGTCGTTGCTCACTGATTTCATCATTCGTTATCCCAGTCCGGTATGTACTGAATCTTCTTCTTCATCTTCACGCTGGCTACAACTTGCAGCACACGGACAGTACCTCCGCTCCGCTCTGCCAAACGTTCAGCTTCGTCACGCGCCTCGCGCTCAGTGATATGCTCAACCTTCGGCGGCGCGTTGCTGCCTTCGACCAAGCACATGAACCTACCACGCTTCTCGGCTGGCGTGCTGACCAGACTGGTGTTGTCTTCCAGCCAGTCAGATTTGTAGTGGCTGATATCCGGCTGCGCATTCATGCGCTCACCAATCCAGCTCACGATGTAACGGGTCTCCCCGCTACGCTCCCACGCTCGGCGGTCAGGGTTAACCCATGCGATGATGCCCAGCTTACCCGACCGGGTGCCAGTGCCATCGTCGCCTACGATTTCATCCCCGACTTTATACTTTGGCTTCACCATTTAATCCACCTCCGGCTCTGGCCTACGTCAAGGCTGAACGCCATTAAGCCCCAGCCCACCAGCATACCGAGTATCGTACCCAACCCACCCGTCGCTGATTCACCAAGGGCAGGCACCAGCACAGTTACTGCCAGTACGCACCAGATAGCACCCCATATTAATACGAGGAACAGGAACAACAATATAACTCTGAACATATTTCATCCTCACGTTGGCCAATATAGACACCTTCATAATGCCAGCTAAATAATAACTGGCATGAGTAGATGACTACGCCGGAATAACATTACGGACTATGCGTTGCAGGTCTTCGAGTTTACTCTCGGCCTCCCACTTTGTATCACGCACAGCCAAAGGTTTATTCGGCTGGAGTTTATTAACAACCCACCAGAATAATCCGGTGGGTGATTTGATTACGGCCAGCTTAGTGTCGCGTTGCATTCTTCGACTCCAGCATTGCACGAATCATTTCTTCAACGTTACCCTTGAGGGTACGAATCGTTGCGTCAATGAACTCACCCACGAACAGCAGACCCAGCGCAGTCTCGCTGATATCCTGCGGCACGTTGGCGCACGCCATGTACCAGTCGTGATACTGCTCAGCAATATCCTTGCTCGACATGGCCTGCGCCGCCAGCTTGCCAGCCAGACGCAGCTCGACCTGTGCTTCTTCATCGCCAGCGGCCTGCGCCACCCGCATGTTCATGCCGATGATGACGCTGACGTTGCGAGCCAGCAGCGCACCAGTACGAGTGGCCGGGATAATATCCAGCGCCGCCTCTTTACCAGCACGCACCGCGCCGATGTAACTTTGCTTCGGCATGTACCCGCCCTTGTACTCAATGATTTCACTGAGCATCGGCTCGCTGTCGATGTGCTCAGCCAGCAGCTTGATTACTTTCAACTGCTCAGGGTTAAATGTTTTGAAGTCAATCATTTGCTATCCTCTTTCAGAACGCGCACGGTGAACTCGTCGTCCTCGTACGCCTGCCACTCACGCTCAGGGCCATGCCCCAGTTTGGCAACGACCAGTCGGCTGCCGTCATATTCCACGGCACCGATGCGCTGGATGTACCCGCCGTATGCTACCACGTAGTCGCCCAGCTTAAGCTCCTGCGTTTTCTTCTCGACGTATTGGAACGGCGAGTCGTCATGCACAGGTGCTGGCGGTGCGCCAAAGGCATCCACCAACCAACGCTGTAGCTTGGCTACGTTATCACTCCACTTACTCATAGTCACACCTCTCTTTCTTCCAGCCATTGTTGCGCGGCTGCATACGCATCTCCATAACTGATGAAGCCGTCGAACTCGTCGCCGTTCGGTGCGAGGAAGCACCAGTCGAGGTGTTCATGTGGGTTGCCCCGCGAGAAGATTACGCAGGGGAATACGCCGCCGACCGAATGCCCACGCAGGCCGCCGTTACCAGCACAGTGACCGAGCGTTGCGGCTACCCCACGCAGATGCTCAGCCTCACGAATTGCGCCAGCTTGTTCGATGATTGATTCAGATGCCAGTACCATAACTACCCCCGGATTAAATAATATTCATGGTGCATGTAGTGACCGCCGAGGTATACCGCCCGGCTCATTAGGTTAGGGTTGCTCGCCCCGCCCAGCGCACAGTAACCAGCGTATGATATCTGGTTGGCGTGGGCATTGTATGTGCTCCCACTCATAGTGACCTCGCTCGTTTGATAATGACACAGCCCCCGCAAGCAGAGGCTGTAGCTTATCACTCGACGATTTCGATGGTGTGACCAACGTGTGCGGCAGTGAATGCGAAGCACTCGTCACCCACATCGTCAACGAAGAAGATACCCTGCTCGTCAGTTGTGTAGCTGCCGTCAGGAAGTTCTTCACCATCTTCAACCAGCAGTGCGTCATACTCTTTGCCGATGGTGGTGTCACGTACTGCGCCAGAGAAATGCTCAGGCAGGGAAGTGTGACCGATGATGCGAATCAGAATTGAACGTGCCATGTTGTGTACCTCAGATGTATTTTTGGAGAACAAGAGCATCCTCAGTTGGGATGCCGTCGATGCTTTCAATGCGAGCTGCTTCGTTCTCGCCTTGGAAGTTGTACCAGTTGGTGTCACTATCGAACCAACTGAATGTGTCGTGGGTGAACCAGCCACCCCGCAGCAGTGCGTCAACCTTTTGCTCTGCGGCCTCGTAGTCAACAGCCTGCACCACCTCGCGCTCGACGTGTTCCAGACCATTGACCATTACACGAACTCTCGCAAGGTAGTGCGCCATGTTACACCACCTCGAACCAGTCGTGAGACTGAGTGAAGAAGTCACACGGATGACCCTGCTCATTGAGCACGGCCACAGTTTCATAGCCAGCCACATCCTCAGCGCCTTTGCCGTAGACACTGGCCAGCTTAGGGAAAGCCTTGACCAGATTCTCGCCAGCATCAATGAGCACTGCATCGTACTCTTTGCCAACGGTGAAGCCAGCGCGACGGCCTACTACTTTCAGCTTAACTTTCTTGCTCATGATTATTCCTCGTTGTCGATACCAAAGAGATACATCTGCCCTTCATAGATGGGAGTCAGTACCTTGAGCCACGTCTGGACAGCCAGCGGCGCGGCGCTATGGTGTTGCTCGTTCAGCAGGTCAATGATGAATGGCCTGCGTCCGGCATACGCTTTGAAGCGGTCGATGATTTGCTCGTCGGTCGCCTCGCTCGTCAGCATGTGCTGACCTAAGATTTCAATCTGGTCAATGACGACCAGCCCTTCCTGACCATCGGGCAGGCGGTACAGCAGTACCGCCACGTCTTGCCCATCCGTAATGTCAGGCCCACGGAATACCTTGACCGGATGCAGCGCCATGCTTAGACCTCGAAGCTACCAATCGCTTCGTAGCCCTGAGCAGGCATGTTCTCAGCCGCGCCTTCGTTCAAGGTGCCGCCGTTCAGCAGGAACGCCAAGTCACCCATGCGGCTGATATCAGATTCGAGGTACGGCAGCGCCGCCTTCGCGTCTTCAACCGTGTTCAGTTCCGGTACAGCGTGGCAGCCAGAGATACACAGCGCCATGTTGCCTTCTTCGAAGCCATCGCCCACGATTGCGACGATATCTTTTTGGGAAGCGGAGTAGTATGCAGTTACTTTAGCCATGGTAAAACCCTCAGTTAGTTGTGGCATGATTGCCCTACTGCCCTCGACTATGCAAGGGCAGACAGAAATCACGCAGTCTCTACGACTTCGCCTTCATCCAGCGCAGCCTGCACAGCGTCGGCGTACTCGTCACCTTGCGCCAGCACATACTCTACGCTGTCAAAGTTTTCTTCCTTGCCCAGCTTCAAGCGACCGTAACGCTCGCTGGTGTACACTGCTACCAGCGCACGGTCAGCAGTGAATTGCGCGAAGGTTACTTCGCCATCGTTCGGGTCGATGAAGCGTACCAGTTCAAACTTAGCCATGCTTTGTACTCCTGTTGTTGGTGGTCGGTTACTCGAAGTCAGCCGCGTCTACGTTGTCGGCTTCGAAGCTGGTGATGAAGCGCGGCTCCAGTTCGTTCAGCTTCTCGACGGACAGCTTGCCACCTTGAATGGCAATCAGCATACCGCCGAGGTCTTCCAGAGCCTCGCGCACTTCACCGATTACTTCATCGTGGCTTGCGTCCGGCTTCGGCTGCACGCCCAGCGACGGTGCGTTGTCTTTGGTCTCGCCTACGATGAAAGCCAGACCGCCGTTGTTCAGTGCAAACACATTGATAGTGGACATAATAAATCCTCGATAGGTTAGGGCATGATTGCCGCATTGCCCCCTCGCAAGGAGGCAACAAGGCATCACGCGTCGAAGTCGATATCGTCTTCCGCGTCGTACTCTTTGAGCACGTTGATAACCACGTCTTCACCCAGTGTTTCGGTGTCGATGTAGGAGTGGCCGCCCATGAGAGCGAACAGTTCCAGCGGGAAGCCAGACTCGCGGAACTCTGCGAAGCTGGTGTCGTTATCGAAGTGCGCCACGATAGCATCAGGTGCATCGCCGTCGCGGTTGCGGCCTGCAATCAGGTAGCGCTCGTCGTCTTGAGTGAAGCCAACCCACTCGCTGGTGATAGCGTCAGCCGGAACGCCTTCACCGAAAGCAGAGGCAGCGATATTGGACAGCAGAACCAGTTTGATAGTCATAGTAAAACCCTCGATTGAGTAAGGCATTATTGCCACGCTGCGCCCTCATTGAAGGCGCAGCAGGACAACGCTTACTCGTCGTCAACCTCGGCTTCGAAGGTGCCGATTTCTTCCAGCGTCAGGCCGCTACCGTGACGCGCTTTCAGCTCGTCTTCGTCCTGCTCAGCCAGCATGATGATGAACTCATGCGGCAGCGGGATACCAGCCAGCGTTTCCAGAATACCAGCAGCCTCAGTCGGCTCGCCGTCTTCACGGACATGGTGCAGGTACTGGCCTTCGTTCAGAGACACAGCGAAGCCGTACAGTTCGCCGTCGCGTTTGGTGATGAAAGCAGTTACAGTTTTGATAGACATGGTGAAGCTCCTAAATGGTTGGGGCAGAATTGCCATAAAGCCAGCGCCTTAACACTGGCTTGAGTCAATCCCGTCAACCTGCGAACGGTATCTCACCGATGTATTCCAGCGTCACGGAGCCACCTGCTTGTTCTTCTGCGTAGGTCACGTTAACGCCCTGCGCTTTACCAGACACTGCGAAAAGCAGTTCGCTATAAGTGTCCTGCGCAATTAGGAAGTCGAGAATCTCCTGCGTCGTTGGCTCGCCCGGTTTGACGTATGCCAGCAGTGTTAGACCTGCTTTGTTATCCAGCAGGTAGTACAGCGTAGCGCCGCTTTGGTCTTTGACCAAGCTCACACTAATCATGAAGCCTCCTTTGGCTCAGGGTGGTTACAATCTAGCCCACTCATCGAATGGGCTATCAGTAATCACGCAGCCTGTTTAGCCTTGCGCAGCAGGTCGAGCACGTTCTGCGGCACGACTACCTTGTTCGCGTCTTCGTCCTTGCCTTCGTGACGCAGCTCATTGGCCTTGTTCAGCGCCTTCTCAGCTTTGGCAATCAGCTTTTCGAGCGCATCTTGCAGGTCGAAGCCTTCGAACGCCTGCTCAGGCTTCATGCTCCACCACATGGTGGCTTTGGCCGTGTCGATGTTCGCCTTGATGTACTCAGCGCCCTGCCAGCCGATGAAGCCCTGTTTACCGCCGTTCTCACCGATAATCAGGCCGCCGAACTTGACGAACCAGTCTACCAGCGCCTTGCCACGGACACCCTGACCGAGCTGATTCACGAAGGATTCAGCACGAGTGTAGTCGCCGTGATGGTAAGCGTGCAGGATGATACCGACCGCAACGTTCTGAATCTCGTTACGGAGTGAGTGCGCCTTCTTGACGGTAGACTCGATAGCCTTGTCCAGAGCGGCAGCGTCTTTGAAGCTGGTGTATTTGATTGCAGTAGTCATGATGTTACCCCTTGTCAGGTTTGGTTGATTTCACATAGCGCCTCGCAAGACGCTATAGGCTATCAGCCACGGCGACGGCTCAGTCGCTGGTCAATGACCCAGCACGCCGCCGCAATAACACACAGTGCAGTGAACATAGTCATGCTCCTTACTCCACTACCCAAAATTGCTCACCATCGTAAGTCCAAGCGGTATGCTGCCCGGCTTCCATTTCCTCGTTAGTCTTGCTGACCAGCTTGCCAGCAGGCTTACCCGGATACGGTGAGTCCATGAAGATTGCATCGTCGTCTTTGGTCACTACCATGATGCAGTCCTGTTCGAAGGCTTTACAAAACAGCTTAACAGCCTGTCGGATTTCGTAGATTCCATCGACAGGGAAGACCATGCTTAACTCGTACGCATTGTCAAACTTGCCTGTCAGTGTGACCGGAACCACTCCGAACATGTCCTGCACCGTTCGCAGTGCCTTGCAATGAAGCGCCAGATTGACTGACTCAGCGTTGCCCTGACGATATGCGCTTGCATAGATACGGTACATAGTTATTTCTCCAGTTGTTGGCTATTTTCAGGTGGATAGTGAACCCATTGTGACGCGCCGTACATGTTGCACTAAGTGGCATTGATTGGCTTGTCGGATTCACTACCCTGAAAATTCGCCCCGCCCATTTCGCGCCGTGGATATTGTCTGCATCCACTCTCAGGAGTCCTCCAGCAGTCCGGCTCACCGTTACCAGCTTGCCTACCTACCCGCTTCACTCCGCGCCTTATAAGACGTTCGGGATTGTGCTGATACTGCGCTGCGTCTATCGCGCTTCTCCGTTCCCATCGCACCGGGCGCTACCCCTATTGCCTTTCGGCGGTGCCCTCACCAGTTCCTAGCTGCGCCGGATACCCATGAGGCCGAGACACTACGTGGCCTGTTTACGTTCACTCAGAGCAGGTTGTTTTGCAACCTTTCAACTCGGTGCTGATTACATCACATCGTATTCAGCGTGTCAACTACTTTTTACTTCTGACTGACTGGCTTGCTGCCCTGTCAATCTGGTGTGCATTACAGCATACTCATTTCATCCTGTCAACCGATTTAATCAGCGCCCGTTCTGAGATAATTAAACCGTACCAGTTCGCCTACGTGTGTTTTAACGTCTTTATCAATGACTGTTTAGCTTGCTGGCTGACGTGGAAGCATTACAGCATAGTGAGCTTGCCTTGTCAACACACCAGATTGTTAAAGAGCAGTGTTACCGTCCTACACCGTCCTACACCGTCCAACACGTTAACGCTGTGTTGTCCGGCGAGATGAATTACAGCAAATAGCGAATACCTTTGCAAGTATTATTTTCAAGAAAAGTGATAAGTTACTGTAATCATTAGGATTAAAGTTTGATTAGATAATCCTAACACTGGATAGAATACCGTTATCAGATAGGTCATAAGTTATTGTAATCATTAGATAATTATGAAAGTGTCTATAGTGATATAGTATCGCTAGATACGCAGAGCGAGCGCGGCGCAGCCGAAACAAGCGAGCGCCGAACGGATGACGGATGGCAGACCGTAGGACTGACAGACGGCAGAACGTGAAGGCAGTAGGACAGTAACAGCAGGTAGCAGAGCATGACGCGCAGAGCTGGCAGGCGCAGACAGTAGACCAGCAGACAGGACACACCACACAGCAGGACGGCAGCACCACGCCGCACACCGCTACACACCAGCACCACACAGCACCACGAAAAGAGACAGATACCCGCACGACTGAGCGCAGCACACAGCACCGCACAGCCAGCGCAGAGCGTCCCCATAGGACAGCACACCACCGCCACCGATAGCCCACACAGCAGGCACACAGCCAGCCAGCAGGACAGCACCACACGGCGAGTGATGAAACGCGACATGCACGAGCTACACCGCACGCAGGCAATCCTCTTGACGCGCCGCGCAGCGCACGCGAGACAATATCGCGCACGTCGCGAGGCTAATCCGCGCACACGTCATGGGGGTACGCGCGGTCATTTGGGTCGAGGGAGGGGGAAGCATAAGCGTGCAATTTTCAAGCCGGGAACGCCTGTTCATTGCATCAGCTTTTCAATAGCCCTACAGCGTCGCACAGTACGCGCTACAGCGTTCTGCACGAGCTACCAAGGCATCCCTATAGCGAACCACTGTCGGGGCTGTAGAAGCCTTTAGGAACGCAATACGAAGGTCACAGATGGCTGCTGCTGCGGAGTGAGGTTCCAGACGTTTGGCTGCTGCCACGGTAGCAGGGCCAACAATCCCGTCTTGTGCAACGCCGCATACCCGCTGTAGAGCTTTCGCCGCACGGGAGACACCTGAGTTAACACCGTAGTCAAACACGGCACATGCAATCGCAGGGTGAAGTTCGTCACCTCGGATGGGGGTGTAGTAATCCCGTCGATAGATTGCTTCGGCTTGTGCTTTGGTGAGGTCTTTGATAGGCACACAAATAGTGCCGCCAAGCCCAGTAGGGACACCACAAGCTCGGCCATCCAGTTTGCCATCACGAGCGTCGCTAATTCCATGATTCGTTTCCCCTCCGGTATCGCCGGGCAGCTTGGTGTAACCACCTTCTGCCAGCCCGGTGAACCGCATACAGATTTCAAAGTTAGTCATCACATCCCCAATAGTGTAGTGATAAAGGACTGGAGCGAGGTTAAGTCGCCAGCCTTGATTGCTAGGTAGATACCGCTACACAGGGATGCAGTTAAGAGACACCATTTGACAGCGTGAGCCGCCGCCGTAAACAACTTACCGATATGGCTCATAGTCTTTTGAATGTCCTGAATTTGCTCAACCACAAGGAGCTGCTGTTGAACCGTCTGCCAGCGGAGGTCGTTCTCAGCCAGCTTGGAAATCATTGCAGCATCGCCCTTTTCAAGAGTGGCGATTTGTACCTCGTGCTTGTCAAGTCGAAGTTCTACGGTCTGCATACGAGCCTCCACTGCACCCATACGCGAGTGGATGTTAGGAGATGGCTCCTTCTTTGCTTCCGTCATCTTTCACTTTCCTTTTCCACGGAGATGGTACAAACCACATGACTAAACCAAGGATACACGTAAGGCCCATGCCGAAAGCCCATAGGAGGCTGCGTGGGTCGCTCTGAGAGACGATAACCGTGCGAGCCTGTACGTTTCCTTGGGTCATTTGCGACCCCTGCTTAGAAGCGTTTACAGAGCCTCCTGAGACGTCCTTGACGGAAGTGCCATTCGAACCCTGCTTAGCGGTATCCACTTTCGCGTTGCCTGATACGTCACCGACCTTTGTTTCGTCGGACTGTTTCGCAGTCACACCGATACCTTGCTTCGTATTTTCTGCACCAACCTGAGCCGTCAGTTCCGGCTTGTTGGGAGATACAGCCGAAGTTACAGCAGACAGTGCGCTAGTTGCGGAGCAGCCCGTCAGAGTCAGCGACGCTGATAGGACTGCCCCGGCCATTAGCCGAGACAGTTTCATGAGATACCCCTTACGCTGCGGCGTTCGTCAGGTTAGTGAGTGCCGTTTGAACACGGGTCACGAACTCTTGGTAATACGCCACCAGCTCAGTGTTGGTGGTATCGAAGAAGTAGTCTTCCGTCCAAACGTTCAGATACTTGGCCGCCATATTACAGGCTGCCACGAACTCCGCACGTTCAGCAGCGGTAGAGTCAACAAGTGCCATAAAGATTCTCCTTAAGAGAGTGCGATGCCAGTGATTACACCACCAGCGACAGTGAAGGTAACAGTATCCACGTAGGTGCCAGTTACCGGGATTTGCAGAGCAGCGGCGTTGGCCACCGCAGCAATGGTTGCCGGGAAGGTGCCATACGCGATAACACCGTTGGAAACCGTGAAGGTGGCGTTGGAAATCGCCGTACCCGCAGAGTTACGGATTTGGATGGAGTTACCGCTGGAGATTGCAGCCACCGTCGCCGGGAGTCGCGCAGCCAGCAGTACGCCGTTCGCGTTAACGAAGGCAGTGGACGTGATGCCAGCGGCACCGTTCACGTTCTGGACAGAGATAGAGTCACCGTTGGACTTCATGCCCACAGTAACAGGTAGAGCGACAGTAACCTCGTCACCCTCAACGTTGAAGGTAGCAGGTTTCTGCACAGTGCCGTCAGCGTTCACCAGAGTCGTTGCATCGCCGTCTGCGACGATAGCAGAGCCTGCTGGTACGGAACTATAGCCTGCGGCTTCGAGGGCCGTCATGAGCTGTAGAATGGCCGCATCAATGTCGGCAGCCTGAGCCGCCGTAATCTGAGTAGTGTTGTTCACGAAACGCTGCGTAAGGTTCGCAGCGATGTTGGCGCGGTAGCCGATATCGTACCGCTGTTGGTCAGTAATGGTAATCAAGGACATTAACGTAGTCTCCGTCGCACGCCACGCACAGGCTTATGGCTACGCCACTTCGAGTCATCGTAACCCATTGGGTTGGCAAGGAACTCTCGTGCGGCAGCCGTCTCGCGCTTGGCAGCTTCTTCATGTTCGTCCTGCTGTAGCACCTCAGCGTGCAGGTACACGGCAGCAGATAGGGTTTCGATACGGTCATCGTGTGGGATGGATTGACGGTCTTGTGTCAGGTTCTGGAGCTGCCAGAACAGGCTGAACTCTCGACCACCGTTGTTCATCCCGCGACACAGCCGCAGGTCTTCTTCAACAACGCACCAATGCACGACGACACGGTGGCGCTGCATGATTGGGCCAAGGCGGTTGATGATACGCACCTCTTTCTGGCCAGACGAGTACACGCCCTCACAGCCAATGGTCAAGCTCTGGCGCTTAATCTCACCTCGGTACATGTTGGTCACGGTGCCGTGGCCCATGTTATCCTCAATGACCAGCCGTTTGACCCCGGTTTCAGCAAGCCACTCTACCGCCGCCTTGATGTTTTCCTCCGTCTGGCCGCCGTGGTAGACGTGCATACCAATGACGTGGATAAACGGGCCGACAGAAGCGGTGGCGATGATAACTGATTCGTCCGACCCACCACCAGCAGGGTCAAGAAACGCCGAGGTATTTTCGAATGGTACATAAGTGTCCGAGAAATCAGCAGCCAAGAATAGCTGAGCGCGAGCCAGTGGGAAATCCAGTGGCAGCTCGGCGGCATGGCGCGGGTGGTTCGACCAATGCAGAACCTCCGGCGCAGACTGCGTTGAGCCGTGGAAGAAGATTAAGTCTTTGAGATGTAACGTTTGTTTGAGCGCATCCGACAGCGACGTATCCAGCATGAACTGCAACTGGAAGCCTGCCTGCTGGTAGTCTCGTTCGTTCTGCAACTGCTTTTCTTCGGAGTAGCGTTGCGGGTCGGTCTGCGCACCACGGTTCCCAAGGATACCGTAGCCTGTGCGAAGTTCCGGGTGGCCCTCCATCTTCTGCTTAATCCACGGGGCCAGACAGCCGCCGTAGCGTTCTTCTTCCTCAACCGTTGGGAAACGACCGGGCCAGATGCGAACGTCGAAGCCACGCTGCGGGAGCGTGTTGTAGATGGAGTCCTGCGTCTGCGGTGTGCCGAGGTACAGAATCTCTGCACCATCGTTGGCGATAGCCGCAAACTCTTTGGTCAGGGTGTTGATACGGGCGCGGTTGGCAGGAGAGCTACCGTTACTGGTAGTCTCCACGTCATCGGCAATCAACAGCGATACGTGGTTCCCCTGCAACTGGCCGAAGATACCGACCGCTTTTACAGAGGGCTGTTTGTCAGGGATACGGAATGCGTGATGCACGTCGAAGCCGTCCGTATAGGACGTACGTGCGCCAGCGCGAGTCTCAGGGCGCAGCCATTCCAGACGCTCCCATTGCATAATGGCAGACACGATGGCGTGCGACAGCGTACCCGCATAGTCGTCCGAACCAGATACCAACAACACAGTGGCGTTCGGCATCTGAACGAACTCGTACAGGGCGCGAGCAATACCGATGGTGGACTTTGCCTCACCGCGCTGAGCCATGACGCACTTGTTCTTGAGCGTCCGGTCGGCCATGTAGCGGCCAATGTCGAGCTGCATTTCAGTGAGGTCAAAGCCCAGCCATGCGAAGTAGTCATGCAGGAACAGCGGGAAGTTGTTCTCGTAGTGGGCGCGAACGATTCCTGCCATCACCATGCGGCGTTGTAAATCCATTAGTGCATCATCCCGCTATCTTCTGCGATTGAGTTGATGGCAGCAGACATGATATCTTTACGACCTGCTTCCGTTTTCTCGTTGTTAAGCTGCTCTTGCAGCGCGAGTAAATCGTCGGCGTGGTCTTTATCAGCCTGAATACCGTTATCTTTCAGGAACTGGCGAAGTACGGACAGCTCAGCCGCCGCCATAGGTTCGATGATATTACCGTGTTCATCTTTCCTACGAGCGTCGGCCAAGCGGTCGGACAGATACTCCACCAGCATCCGGTGCAGCCCATCGAGCTGCTTGTTCACGGATGCCATGGGTTTCTCCTTAGATGTAAGCCACCGGGTAGGTAGCGGCGAGCTGCGTTCCCGCAGGGATTGCCGTCACAATGGCCGGGGTAATGTCGATGCGCACCGGGTTTCCGATGTTGTTGTCCACCTGATACGGAGCACGCACCACCGTCACAGTGAGCGTATCGCCGCCCGGCCCGGCACCCGGAATGTTCAGTCGAGTACCAGCAGAGATTGGCTTATGGTACAGCCACGAGGTAGAAGCCTGAGTACCAGCCGGAGTCAGGTTCTGCTCCAGATAAGTCTGGCCAGCGGCAGCAGCACGCACCTTGAAGTTGTTGCCGTCATTGGGAATGTAGGCACCGAACTTGGTAACTATGAAGTTGCCACCGGAGCCATCGGTCTTGAACAGTACCGTACCCTCGCAGAACTCCCTACCAGTTGGGAACTCCCCGCCAGTCAGTGTCGCAAGGTCGTTTGGTAGCGTGTACATACGGTTGACCGGAGACAGGATAACGCCAACGTTACCTTGGATGTTGGAGTACGGAATAGCACGCACGTTGGAGTTCAGAGTACTGATATCCGTGTAGCGAGCCTTACTGTACAGCGCACCCTCTGTCATGCCCGGCCCATAGAAGTTCACGTTCACCATGTTCAGGCAGGTCTTGCGTCGCGGGTACACACCATTGGAGGACGTACCGCCGCTGGAGTCATCGCCTACGCAGTCGAAGTCAACACCCGTCACGTTGGTCATGTTCAGGAGGGTTGCCACACCAAAGAGGCTCAGACGGTAGCAGTGGATGTTCTCAAGGTGGTATACGTTGGTGTTCACATCATCGGAGCCAACACCAGCGTAGACACGCCCTGTCTTGGTGTAGATGTTGCGCAGCGTCATGTTGAATGACGGGTTAGATGCACCCGGCACACCACCTGCACCCGCTTGGTTAGCACCCCACTCACACATCACCAGACGAACAGCAGCCGGGTCAGTGCCTGTGGTGCCGACGATAGGCTCACCGTACACCCCGTCAATAACCATGTCCTTGCAGCCGTAGGTAATAACACCCGCAGCCGTCAGACCCGTGCCGTTGGAAACAGTCAGGTCGGGGTTGGCGTGTACATCGTACACCGTACAGTTCTTGGACACTTCGAAGTGAATGACCTGACGCACACCACGCGGAGCATGGACACCACGGACTGTGATGTTCTTCGCGTATTGGGTTTCAGCAGCAGCCCAGCCAAACGGCCCTTGACCAGCCAGACCAATCCCGATACCCCAGTTGGATACGAAGGATGGGTTGGAGGTTGGGTTGATACCGTTGATATTTTCGAGGTAGATGTTCTCAATCGACAGGCCACCATCATAGTGCTTGTTGATTACGTTCATCTCAATACCGTCACCAGCCATATCCATGAGCGCGATGTTGCGAATCACACCGTTGTCAATGGTTTCGCCAGTACCTTGCTGGAGAATACCGAAGTAGCCATTGCGGTGTACGCCGTTCTCAATGACGTAGCTGCCCCCGGCGATGTTGCCTTGGAACAGAATACTGGCAACTTTCGAAGCCGATGGGTGGTCGGTGAACTCGTAGTCAGCAATGCGTACATTGCCGCCCCAGTAGCAGACACGAACCTTTGACGCAGAGAAGTTGCGGAACGTGGCGTTCAGCAGTCGAATGTCTGCTGTGCCATTCCACGTACCGCCGACAACCTCAATACCGTCCATCAGGACAGTGGAGCTGACAGTACCTTCCCAGCCACGGGCATCCACAACCTTGTTGTTGGCCTTGGCATAATCGAAGCAAGCCTGCACCGCAGCGGCGATAGAAGCGTACCCGGTATTGTTGGTAAACTCGGACAGGCACACGGTATCCTGACGGTCAAGGAACGTGCCGCCGCCGAGAGTACCAATCCACTTACCGCCGTCAGCCATTGCCAGAGCAATCGCCAGAGCGGAGTCCGGGATATCAACCAGAGGAATCATGAACGGCTGACCATTGCTGTCAAAGCCCAATGCCTTGTTGCGGCGGCCAGCGACGTTCGGTAATGCGTTGATAGAGACCTCGGAGTTCGGAACACGGACGGCGCGGTCGAGCGGCGCGAGCCATGCTTCCTGAGTTTCCTCGGCCTTGAACAGAATCTGCTCGAAGTTCTCGTCAAGGTTCTGCCCGGTGAAGGCAGCATCTTGGCCGAACTTGTTCAGCAGAACCTCAGAGGTGTAACGTTGGAGTCGGACAATCACCCCGGCGAGCGGGGCGGTGTCAAAGATAATCTGTTTGGTCACAGAGTTGTAGGTGTACCCGCTCGTCTGGAGTTCGGAGTTGAGGTACACCTGAATCTCAGTGAACACGCGTTGCTCAAAGGTGACAAGGAACGCGGTCTGCGTTCCGTTTGCCACGTAAGCGTTATAGCTGTTCGCCATTATTCACCCTTAACTGCTTCGTTGAGTGCTCGGACACCCGGCACAATGGAGATTAGTGGGAGAGCCTGAATGATATTCCCGGCTGCCTTGCGAGCGTTATGCCCGGCTTGGTCAATGTCACCAGTAGCCAGACTCCCTGCCGTAGCAGAGGTGGCACCAGCAACACCGTACAGGCGGTCGAGGAACAGCAGGCCCGGCGCACCAAAGCTGCGCTGCTGCCCGGTCAGAATCCCAGTGAACTCAGAGGCAAAGCCGATAGCACCAAGATAGTTCAGTGCCTGACCAGCCAGTTTGTTCGGGGCCATGGTATCCGGGTCGGAGAATGCCTTACCGGAAATCACGTTGTTAGCAGCAGTAGCCATCATTGCCAGCGGATACTGGTACGCCATCAGCGTCGCCATCCCACGGGCACCCTCACGATTCCAAGTACCTACCAGAGTCTTGTTATGCGTCGCCGCGACGAATCGACGGAACGTAAACAGGAACTTACCCAGCGTACTGAACTCAGCAAATGCAGGAAGCTCACCTACGCGAGCGCGAACAATAGCGTCATCCATGGCATTCATCATGACAATGCGAGAGCGATTGAATACCCCTTCATCCCAAGCATCTGGCTTGGTGCCATGAGTACCAACCTGCTTGCGAATATCAGACAGCAGCGCGTCATTGGCACCGTAGGTTTTCATGGCTGCAATAGCCTTGGCATCACCTTCGGCTGCCTTACGCAGCGTCTGCATCACGAGCGCAGCATTGGTTCGAGTCTGGTGGAAGTGGATGTACTTCTGCATGTTGATGAACATCGTGGCATCGCGCAGGTGCTCCATACGCATGACCCACGGAGACTTATCCGCAGAGAACATGTCGTCATAGTGCTGCATGATTGGGCGCATACGAATATCACTCGCTACAGCCGCAGTCAGCGCTTCCTCGGCATCCAGAGCCAATTGACGACCTTCCTTAGTAGACACCCTCATTTGCTTAAATAGTGCGCGTGCTTCGGGAATTGTACGCATCATGGCGCGAAACGTATTGACTGCCCCGAAACGTTGCATCATCGTGCCGTATTCCACCAACTGCCACAGGCCAGATGCAGCCAGACCAGTAGCCTGAGTCAGTGCAGAGAGTTGACGCATGAACTCCGGCATTTCCTCACCAACAGGAGCGCCTTGGTAGTAAGCCATGATGTTGTCGTACTGGTCGAGAGCCTTACGGCGTGCTGTGCTGTCCGGGATAGATTTGGCCAGAGCCTCGCGAGCGGCGGCGCGTTCAGCGTCAGTACCCAGTCCAGCCTCATGCAGAGCCAGTCGCCCGGTAATGCGGCGGTTATAGCTGTCCATCATGCTGGTGATGCTGTCGTCGAACAGGTCGCGCACCTGCAAGTTCGGGCCAAGCGTGTGCATCATGTCGATGTTGATACGGCTCTTGAGCATCGACGGTCGGCCAGCGTCCGAGCCAGACTCACGAAGGAGTGCGGAAGCACGGGCCTTGGCAGCCTCGTCGAGACCTTTCGAGTTCTCAATGATTTCGAGCAATTCATCGCGACCTTCCTTGTTGATAATCATACCGGAGTTGTCGATACCGTAACCCTTACGACGAGCACGCTCAACCATGGCGTGGGCGATTACGTTGGCAGTCGGACGGTCAGTACCGATACCGCGCTGCACCGCAGTCGTCATCTGCTTCATGAATGGGCGCTTGCCGAGCAACTGCTCAGCCTGCTCAATCTTGGTCACGTTCATCCGGCGCGGGTAGTAGTACGGGTTCTTGTCTACGAAGCCCGGCTCAACCATCCCCTTGGCCTCCAACTCACGACCAACAGCGCGGGAGTATTCCCCCAGTCGGTCAGCGGCGGCGGCCACCTTCTCATTTGCACCTCTGAACTCTTTGTCAATCATGCGCTTGTCCAGCTCGAAACGGACAGCAGCTTCGAACTCCTGCTGCGCCCGGCGATAACCCACTGGGTCACGGAAGCGCCGGATGTTAGTCCAGCCATCGGTGTTCAGTGCATTACGCAGGGTGTCCTCGTACTGGTTCAGCAGCACGCCGAAGCGAGCCTGCGTCTCGCGCTGGATTGCGGCAGCAGAGGTCATGTTCGGATTCAGCGGGTCATCCAGCAGTCGCCCGGCGAGAGCGCTGGCTTCGTCGGAATGCTGACTGAACGACTTGAACAGAGACCACTCAAGGAACGGACGCTTAGGGTTGGTCTGCTCACCACGGCGAGCAAGGTCGAGGCCACGCTGGGCAGTAGCACGGATGGACTCAGGCACTTCATCGACCACGGTTGCACCACGACCACCGAAGCCCAAGGACATTGCCATAGGTGACATGGCGTTGTTTGGGTCGAACTGCGGCGGGTTGTTCGGGTCGATGCCATTACGACGCTGCATCTCCGCTGCAAATTCCTCCGGCGACAGGTCAGCCAGCGAGCGCTGTACTGGGGCCGGGCGATAGAATGCAGTGGTGGCCGCCCCATGCAGGGCAGCCGCGAAGATGATTTCGTTCTGAGACACTGGGCGTGCTTCATTACCCACCGCTGTCATAGTGGCAGCAGTTGAAGCTGCACCGACAGCGGCGGTTCCGAGGCGACCTAATTTCAGGGCAGTGCCTGCTCCCATCGAGAGCAGGTCAGTGGCGAGGTACAGCGGGTCAGCAAATTGCAGAACCGCGTTCATCACCGGGGCAGTGTGAGCCAACTGAGTACGCTCGCGCATCTCTTGGAGTTGCTGGGTGCGCCAGTTGAACTCGTCCATGGATTTGGATTTGAACAGGAACTTACGGTCATCCTCCCCCACCGGGAACTGGACGTTCTGCAACGCCTCGTTCGGGTGGAAGTTTGGGTCAGCCTGAAACACAGGCTTGTTTAACGCCGCATCAAAGAGCTGAGTGGTATCCCAGTTCTTCACAGAAGCGCTCAACGCCGTGGCCATCGGAGTCGCTTCCAGTTCCTGCATCTTGTCGAACTGCTCGACGGCACCCTGACGGGCGGCATCTTGCAGTGGAGTGCTGAGGTCAGCAGTCTTTACGGGAGCTGGAATCACCAGCGTAGGGGCATTGGCCCCCTGCTTGGGAGCCATGAACTTGTCGAGCGATTCTTGTGTGATAATCATTCCTGCATACCTGCGAGTAGAGTTTGGACGTAATACTGCTTACGCTCGTCCTGCGACAGCTTATAAGCCGGAGTCGCAGCCAGAGCCTGAACAGCTTTCTCTTGGTCGCCAACACGGATTGCATCAGCCAGCTTGCTGTACGCGCCATCGGTGCGATACCAGCTTGAACCTGCCTGATAACCCATCTGCATCATGAACTGGAACTGGGCATCGTTGTCACGACTCCACCCCAGTGCAGCAGCAGTGCCGGGCATCTGCCGGGCCACCATGTTGGTGTGCTGCACGAACGTATCATGGATAGTTCGCGGAGACCATTCAGTACCGCCTTTCATACCAGATGCCTGACCTTCCGAGAAGTACGGGCTGCGGTCAGAGATACCGATGCCGTTCGTCTGCACACCAGTGCTGTCACGGTAAGTGGTATTGCGGATACCTTCGAAGTCAATCAGTTTGCCACGGGCAACAAGCATACGCTGCTCGTCTACCCCAGCAGTATTCACGCCATTCACGCGAATCCCGATGTTACTGGATTTATCAACAAAGAGTTTCCCGTCGCCATAGACTTCGTTATTGGCAGTGGCCGCTGCACGGTCGTCTTCACGGATGCGTTCCTGCACGACCTGCGGCAGAATGCGTACCGAGTTCGGAGAAACGTCACCTTGCTTGTTGAAGAACTGAACGTTCAGGGAGCCATCTGGCATAAAGGAGTAGGACGATTCGAAGCCTTCTGGTGCCTTGGTCTGGTCAAGTGCGGCGATAGCGCGACCGATACGGTCGGGGGCTACGTCAGCAGGCAAGCCGAGCATAGACTGAACAGTTTGGCCTCTCGGTGCGATAAGCACAGAGCCGGGACTGAATGTGGTTTCCCCGACGCGGAGGACACGGTTAGCCAGCTTCGCAGATGCGAGGGCTTCCATACCATCTTTGGTCACGTTCGGGTTCTTGAGGACGACAGCTTGTAGTTCTTCGCGGTACGCGGCAGACACCTCCGACATTTCCTGCGCGGCAGTAATGTCACCAGATGCGACGCGAGCTTGGAACAGGTTCTGCTGAGTGTCTGAGAACAGACCAGCCAGCCCCTGCCAAGTGCGAGAAAAGAAGCCCTGAGCCTCAAGGGAGTTCACCACAGTGTTAACGTCAGATTGACGCTGCGTGAGGATTTGAGATTTCTGTGCCGGGGTTAAGCCAGCGTAATCCTGCTGCTGCTTGATGTAACCCTGACCAGCTTGGTCGATGGTGCGCCCGGCCTTAATCTGCTCGCGCATGTACACCATCTTCTCTTGGTTTTCCTCGGACAGACCGGACAGGAGTTTAGTCCACGCGGTCTTGTCACCCTGATTCTCGGCCACGGTTACGCGGTCAATCAGCCCGGTTACGGTAGCGGCTGCGTCAGGGTTCATTTCATCCACGGTGCCGAAGTTCGACAGGGATGGTTCAATCAGTTTGGCAGCAGACTTGTACGCAGAAGGGAAGCCAGTCTGTGCGCCAACTTGCAGCAGGTCGAATGCCACGGAGCTTGCCGTCGCGCCCGGCTGCTTCATGCGAGCTTTGATGAATGCGTCAGCACCATCCTGTTCACTCGCACCCTGCTGGAGCATGTACGTCTGGTTCCCGGTAGCGTACGCCTGACCGAGCTGGCTGGCCTTGGCCTGCTTCGCATAATCCTTGTAGAAGGACTCGATAGCAGAGCTGAAACCACCAGCACTAATCAGCTTGTTGTCCACCATCTGCTGGAGCGTCTGCGTGTACTGCTCCGGCGTAACGTCACCGAACACTGCCTGACGCGCATCGAGCTGACCCTTCTGCGCCAGCAGACCCATGTTGTCCTGAACCTCGGTACGAGATTTGGATTCACGAATCTGACCTTGCAGCTTGGCCAAGTCCTCGGCAGGCAGCTCGTTGAACAGCCCGGAGTTAACAGCAGTCTCGACAGGGGTACGCAAATCCTGCTGGAGCATCAGCCCCATCATGGACGTTACCTGAGTCCGTCGAGTTTCCAGCGGCAGCTTATCGTCTGCCAGAATGGACTTGGCCCACGCCATGGTCGCAGCCGTAGCGTTAGCGTACGCGCCGCCGTCACCAGTCGCCTTGGCCTGAGCCGCCAGAGTAACAAGAGTGTTACCCTGCGCATTGTACATAGCTGCACGCTGCTCAACCAGATACTTACCATGCTGGGCAGCCTGCGTACGGATAAGGGTGTTGCTGAACGTGAGCTGGTTCTCCAGCAGAGACTTACGACCGTTCAGCGTCATACCATCAGTGTTCTCGAACAGGCCAGTGGTCTTCTCGTCCACCACCTTCAAGAACTCGTCAGGACTCATTTTCGCGTACTGCGGCATGTTAGCCGAGATTTCAGAGGCGACGTTCGCCATCTGCATACGCTTGTACTGGTCGTTGTAACCAGCCTTCTGGAACTGGGCAGTCAGCCAGTTCGAATCCAAATCCTCAACAGCCTTACCGCTCGCGGCGGCATTGGCACCCTTGAGGTATTCTTCCTCGTTCGCACGCTCAGTGACACGGCCAGCAAGTGCGCTGGCCATGTTCAGTACGCGCTGAATGGACTCGGTAGGAAACGTGTCGATGCGAGTATCGCGGCCTGCGAGACTAAACGGAGTCTGCGCCTGCTGCACATTTGGTAATCCCTGCTGCGCAGCATTAAGGTTAGCGCCACGCTGGTCACGCATAGTAGCCATGATTAGCCCCCAAAGATTGAACCTGAGCCGTAGCCCATGTAACGATTTGAATCATATTGCGCCGGAACCGGGTTAAATTCCCCAGCCTTTTGCATCCAGTTAGTTGTTCCATAACTCGCTGTAGTTGAGCCGAGATTACTGAACGTTGACGCTGTAGCGCCTGCACTGCCACTCTGCGTGCCAGTACCTTTCGCACCTTCGGTCGGCATGTAGTCGAAGCTGGTCTGCGCGAGGCTTGAAGCAAACTGCATAGCGGATACGCCAATGGCGCGGCCCACAATCATGCTGTTGCTCGCTGGCTTCTGCGAATAACGCTGAGCTGCGACTGCGGTGTCGATGATATCGTTGATGCTGGTGTCGAGGTTCATCTCCTGAATCTGCTCGTTGAACCGGGTCTGCGCTTGGCTTTCCTGATTCTGACGGCTGATATCCGTGACCGCCTCGTCCACAGAGGCACCTTCAATCCCGGCAGCGGCGGCATTGTTAATGCTCGCGCCGGATGCCCGGTTAGCTTCCTTGTTGATGTTGTATAGGTCGGTGCCAGTCTGCTGCCGGAGCAGGCCACGCTGGAGATTCACGGTGTTGATGCGCTGGCCCATTGCCTGCCACGTCTGCTTGTTCAGGCGTTCGTTCTCTGCCTGCACAGCCTTCATCTGCGCACGTTCCGCTCGTCCTTGAGCGTAGGTGGTGATGAAGGAGTTCGTAGCGTCGGCACCAGCTTTAGCAAAAGCTGCCCAACCCATATTAGATTCTCCGAACTTTGTTGTAGAACTTGATGTAGTAGCCAAGCCCCTGAATGTTCAGGTCGCCAGCCGTAGACGAGTCCACGACCATGCTGCTGGATTCCACCTCAAGACCCATGCGAACCTTCAAGTGCGCACGCTTAGCCAACATCGCAGACTCCAGACCCAGCTCTTGGCTGGTGTACCGGATAGGGCTGCTGATGATGTTCAGCGCAGAGTACGCGCCCCGGTCGCTGGCTGTGATATTGAACAGGCTCGTGTACCGCAACGTGAAGTTGTAGTGCATGATGACCATCTTGTTCACGTCCATGTACGAGCCGTCCTGATTGAACACTCGTGGCGGCGTAGGACTGAACACTGCTTTGAAGCGCAGGCCCACATACAGCGAGGTGCTGCCGTATGAAGGCTGGAGATACACACGGCGGTTCGTGGTGTCGATGGATTTAACACCCACCTCAGCCCCGATGTAGTTGCCGGACGGCACTACGTTCGTCATGAAATCCCAGTTGCCCTCAGTCTGGTAGCGGTACTGAATGATATCCCACAGCGCTTTCTGCTCACCAGTGGCGGCGAACTGAATGTACGAACTGTCCGTGGCCGGGTTCGTCACAGTCATCAACTGGGCGTAGTCGATGGCCGGGAGGAATCGCGCCGGGTCAGTAGGGTCAGGGGAGTCTCGCATAGATAGCGTGAGCAAGTTCATGTGGCCCTGCTGCTCAACCAGCACAACCAGAACCTCACGGACGAACCACGCAGCCTGCACGGTGCCGTAGATTTCCCAGCGATGCCACGAGGACAGAACCTTCTCGTCACCAGACCAGAGGTACTCGTTCACGTAGAGCGTTGACTTCTCAGTGGTCGAGCCAAACACGACGATGTTGTTCGTGGTGCTGGCAGAGATATATGAGTTGGCCCCTTCCAGATAGGTCGGTAGGTGGTCGGTCACATCCTGACTCACGTACTGCAAATCCGTGTAGCCGGACGGCAGCATCTCCTTGATGGAGAACGAGCTGTTCGAGCGCGGGTACGCGTAATACAGGCTGCGGCCAGAAGTGGTCGGCGCTACGCCAGTGTCCATCTGGTACGTCGAGGTCAACACAGCGGTGGCGTTGTTCGGCGTGAGGATTTGGTTACGTCCGGGGATGACAGCTTGGTGTTCTTCGCTGGCCAGAATCAGGTCGGAGTTGAACGGGATGCCGTACCGGAACGATGCCCCGGCGAAGCTGGACGCAGTGAACTCGATACGGTCGTCGTCCAACACCTGCGTCACAGTCGTACGGAAGAAGTTGTTGCGGTCTTCCTTGTCACTGGAACCCATGGTGATGTACGGCCCGGAGAACACAATCAGGCGACCTTGGAAGGAGGCCAGCCCGGTAATGCCCACGCCATCGGCATCGGTGAATGCTGGGATGGCATTGGTCTTGTCATCGCCAGCCAGTCGCCCCGGCCACACACCCTGAGCAAAGGTGTGCTGGTTCGCTGTCGAGGTCGTGCTGAACACCAATGGCATAGTGCTTGGGTTAATCCCGGTGGGGGAGCCGTAAGCACCTTTCTCAATCCAGCGGGAGTCGTTGTAACTCCACTGGAAATACTGGGCAAAGTTAGCATCGCCAACAGTCATGATGAATCCACCAGCAGATGCAGGCAGTCGCGCTGGCAGCTTAGTGGTCAGGTCAACAGTGTGGGTGTTGGAGGCAATGGCATAGCTTGAGCCAGTTGAGGTGGACACGTTCATGTCAGCAGCAGCTTCGGTACACTGGATGTACAGGTACGCGCCGTCCTGTGCCACGACTTCGATACCCTCAGCCCCGCCTACATGCGTGTCGAGCTGAGACTTGAGCTGACCGACAATGTACTCCGGCGTGGACTCTTGCGATGGATTGCCCGTGGTCGCTGAGCTTTCAGGCGTAGTGTACGTTGCGCTGACCGCGCCGAGCTTGGTCTGCACGCGAACAGTGAACTGCTTGCCGTAGGCACCAGCGATAACGAAGTAGTAACCCCGGCGACCCGGATTCATACGCGTCTCGTTCTCCAGAAGCACGGGCAGCTTGGAGCAGTTGGCAACATACATGGTGTTGCCCACGGTAGCGAATACAATGTCGTCGGGGTTGTTCGTGACGAGATAGCTGGACTGGCCCATGAACTGGACAGTTTCGGTCTCGACGATGGACGTGACATAACCAGTCTTCGTGTTGACGATGAACGTGGTGATGCCCCATCCGAGGTTAGTGGTATAGAAGCGTAAGTGGCCGAAGTTACCAAGGCTCCAGACGTTCGCGTTAGTGGAATCCACAGTACGGTGCAGTCGGGTGCCGGGGCGTTTACGCAGGCCACGAACAGTATCAGAGGTCATGTTGACCTGTTCCTCAACCTGCGATAGCTGGCGGTCGGTATAGACCTGCTGGCTCACGCCGCCGAGGATGGATTTATAAGCGCCTTGGTATACTGGCATTATCCTCTCCGAGCACTCTCATAGCGCCACCAGCTCTTACGCTGGCGAGCATTGAATCGACGCTGACGGGTATGAATGGTCTGGCACTGCTGGAGCGCCATGGCGTAACCGCCCGTCACGCTGGCAGGTGGGTTGTCTCCCATGTCATCGGCATACGCAGAGATAGCTGCTTGATAAGCAACGAGTCTTTGCACCGGACTTGGTAGGTCATCCCAGCCCAAATCATAAGTCACCAATCCCGGAACATCTTCTGTAAAAACAAAGGTTTGGGATTGCGCGTTGTAAAGATACCCGCCGCGCACAATGCACTCAAACCCATCAGGGATGAAGCTAAGAGCGTCGGCGGGATATTTAACCCTACCATCCGTTTCGCGAGGGATGGTGATTCGAATATTGTTGAACCACCAACCATCAGTGAGAACTTCTTCCTGAGCGATACCAATCTTGTCAAGTGCAAGGGTAACGGACGGGTTTCGAATCTCAGTTGAAGATACGGTGTGTTCGGACAATGCTCGAAGAACAATGTTTACTGCTTCGAGTAGAGTCATAAAACCTCCCAGTGATAATCATAGAAGCCCCTCAGAGAAGGGCTTCGAGTTTACCATTAGGTCTCGGTAGTGACGACTGCCACCACGTCTGGACGACGCTGGCCCACGGTGTACATGTGGAAGCTATCCAGAACGTTGGTCAGTTCACGTTCGTCATCCCATACGCGGTTGAACAGCGGCTGGGCTTCGACAGTGACCAGAGCCAGAGACGGGTCGAAGATAATCATCTTGCGCTGAATCTCGTCGGCAGTGACGTTGAAGTCAGGGCCGAGGATGTGGTCAGTGATTGCCGCCTGCGGGAACGCGTTGCTCTCGATGATACGGATACCGTTCACGTAAGCCACACGGCGCATTGCGAAGTCGTTGACACCACGGCCACCAGTGAACTCAACGTTCATCAGTTTCTTGTGCTCCAGCAAGATGCTGAACCACGCCGGGTCAATCAGCGTAACCAGACGGCCAAGGTCAGCGTCGCGGCGAATGAACGCCTCGATAGCTTTCTTGTGGCCATGCACCAGCGCAGACGCGTCATCTTCCTCAGATGCCACGGTGCCAGTCAGAGTGACCTGCTCCTTGATACCTGCGTTGAACGCACCTGCCAGAGAAGCCGGAGGCACGAAGTCAGCAGACTTCTGGAGCTGGATGACGTGCGCTTGGTCGAACGCCTTCGCCTGAGCAGTACCCATATTACGGGTCAGCTCGGCGCGGAAGTCCGGCGCAGTCCAGTCGTCCTGATAGTCAATCGGGATACGGATGTAGGACACGGTATCCACAGTGACAATCAGTTTCTCAGAGCGAACTGGCTGGTTGTCCAGCGCCTCGCCAGAGCGACGACCTTTAACGGTCACAGAGCCGAGACGGTCGCCACGCCAAGTGTTGGACTGGTTAGCCACAGACTTGAAGTTGGTCAGACCGGAACGGAAGATGGAGTTGTAAATGAACTGGGTCTGCACGTCACGGTCATACACCTCAAGGTGAATGTCGTTGTCAGAGTTCGCGCCACCCCAGTGTGGACGGAACTGGTTCGGGGTATAAGCGTTATCAGCCATGAGAAATCCTTACGAAGAAATTAGTAACCTTGAGCTTTAGCCTGACGGCGCTGCTCTACCAGTACGGCGTAATGCTTGTTGTATTCCGGGGAACCAACAGGATGCGCCTGCTCAAGCCAGCCAAGATGCTGACGGAATGCCTCGTTGGTCATAACCTCACGAGGTGCTTGACCGCCACCATTAGGCGTCAAAGTTTGTCCAGAGCGCTGAATCAAGTTCCCTGCGGAACCAGCGAACTGGAGGATGGTGTTCACTGCCAGACGTACCTGATTAGGGTCGCCGGAGTTCACAGCCGCAACAACAGCATCAATGGTGCCTTTATCAGCGGCAGTATTGAATGCCTGTACAGCCAGACCCCATCGTTCCTCGCCACCAGCCATCTGGTAAACCTGCTGCTCGATTGCAGCATCGCGCTGCTGACCAGCCGCAACCAGTGCGCCGAATTGACCTTTGAGGATTGATACAGTCTGTGGGTCGAACTGTGCCAGATAACGCTCATTAACCAGAGTAGGGTCACGACGCTCGTAGGCAGAACCGAACGCTGCGAGCAGGTCGATGTTCTGGCCACGGGCAATGGTGTCCATGCCTTGGAATACGGCGCGACTGGTATCGTCCGGGAAAATCTGAGCAACCTGCTCTGCGGTCAGGCCACCTTCTTGAGTCGCCAGTTTATCAGCCGTGAGGTTGGGATTCTGGAACTGCTGCGGTGGCTGGCCCGGCTGCTGCTGCAACTGCTGGAAAGGCTGTTGCTGCTGCTGAGGCTGCTGCGCCTGCGGCTGTTGACCCGGCTGACGACCATACGGGTCGAAAGCATAAGGCTGTGGTGCTACAGGCTGTTGGAACTGCTGTGCCGGAGCCGCTTGGCCCGGAGGCGTTGCGCCCGGATTCTGATACCCATTAACCGGAATTGGTGGTGCCGCAAACGGAGAGGTCTGCTGCGGAGCACCATACGGGTTCTGCTGAGGTACGGGTGCGTAAGGACTTGGGTTTCCCTGTTGGGGCTGTGCATACGGGTTATGCTCCTGTGCAGGAATCAGGCCCGGCTGCTGTCCGAACGGCTGCGCTGGCTGAGGGGTAGCGCCACCACGAGGTAACTCGATAGGCGTACCCAGTCGGCCTAGCGCTGGGTTCTGTACCACCTGTGGGCTTCCACCATAATCATTACCGCCGTGACCAGAGGGAGCATAGGTCGGGCCAGCGGGTACGTTTTGGGGAGCGGGTGCGGCAGTAGGTTGGGATTCACCAAACATGTATTCTCCATTAAATCTGTGCGATGTTAGGCGCTACATCAACTGCGCCCGGCTGTACGCCAGCGGCGGCAGCGGCTGCATTGTCGATGGCCTGACCTTCTTGGGCCAAGTCTTGTGGCGACTTACGATAGTCGTCCAGCGCAACACCATTGGAGGCAAAGATAACCTCAAGGACTTTCTGAGGGTCGATGGTGTTAGCAACGCCATTAATATTTTGGACAGCAACCATTGCTGCCTGCGAGTCGGAGAGCGCTCTGATAAGCGTCTCAGCTTCAATGCTTCGACCGAGAGCATCCAAGCCAGCTTCGACTTGAAGCGACAGGATGTTGCCGACGATATCTGGTACGGTGGACTCGTCAATCTCCGCGAGCAGGACATACGCCAGAGGAATCTGGAGGGTCTTAGCCTGCATTGAGTACGGCCCACCCAGCCCACGCTCGGCGCTGGTTGCTACCTGCTGCACTTCGGTGGCGGTGGTACGTTCGGAGTCACGGAACTCGCCAGTGTACATGAAGGCTTGCGCCAGTCGCTGCACAATCTGGTTGATTTCGTCACGGGCCTGTTGAACTTTCTGGTAATCCCCGACCTCCAGCCCCGACAATGTGGTGCCGTTCTGGAGTGGAATGACCTGCCCAGTCTCTGCGCTCTCAATGTCATCGACGTTGCCGCCAGAACCAGTGAGCATCCACAGCACACGCAACGCTTCCTGCATGTACAGAGCGGAATGCTCAGACAGGAGCGACAGACGTGCGAAATCCCCAGCGTGGTCTTCGACAATCCCGCGACCGTAATGCTCGCCAGACTTCAAAGACCACACTGGGAATAACCATGGGCAGACTTTTTCAGGGTAGTAATCTTTACCGGGGGTATAGACGCAGCCTTGGTAGTTGCCAATCTGCTGCGTTACTTCGTAGCCGTAATTGCCACTGTCCTTCTGAACACGAAGGACGCGGGTGTACAGCCACACGCGTTTGTTACCACCACAGCGGAAGCCTTTGGAGTTCAGCTCATTCTGAAAGTCCTTCGGCAGAGAATCCCACTGGATGCGCTCCTTGATGATGGCATCCACCACAACGCCACGACCGTCGCGCTGCACCACGAAGGATTCCAATCCGTACACTCGGTACGAACCAGTTTCCATATCGCGGTAGAGCGCGGCGTTTCCGGTCACAGCTTGTTGGGCAATGCACTGGAGCAGGTCAGCGTAGCCGCCATTCTCTTTGGCTTTGTCTACGATGGCCTTCTCAATAGTGATAAGCGCCTGATTAACTTGAGACATAGACTGCCGCTGTTGGTCAGACACCTTGTTTAATTTCAGCTTCACGAATCGTGCGGAAGCCGGGAACAGGAACTCACCCAACCGAGCGGTCAGGTTGTTGACGAGCAGAGCGCCGACAGACTGGTAATCACGAGTAATCTGCTGGCGGTTCATGTCGTCCACGTCACTGCGGTCGTACTCGCTCACCAGCTTGGCCAGTGTGTAGCGGCTGTACTCCCGCGCTTTCGTGACAACGTTACTATCCCGGTACTTCTGCCACAGAGACTCATAGCTGACGTTCTGCGCGTCTTGAGTCATGCTTAGCTCCCAATGCCGAGGTTACTTGCCACACCAGTTCCGGTGCGGCGGCGGCGACCACCCAGCGTATCAGAGGCCGAGCTTACTTGGCCACCTGCCTGAATGGTTGGGGTGTTCTCGTTCGACAAGTCGGCTGCGAGGTTGGCCTGCATAGCTTGAGCCTTGACCTGCGCCGGGTCAGTCTTGATAGTGTACTGCGGCTTTTGGCTACCCAGTCCGAAGACGGAGCCAATGCCCTTGAATACTTTGCCTACGCTACCCATTACGGTTTCTCCAAATCAATGAAGCGGTACTCCTGAACGTAAGGCCGCACCATATGGGAGTAACCGCACCAACGTACACCCGCAGAACGGGCCACGTCTTTGAGTACACGGAGGATGGCACGCATCACTCCACGGTTTCTGTACTGGGGCCAGACGTATGAGGCCATAACGACCACCATCTCACCCACATGAATATCGAATAACCTGCCGATGTGAGCAACAGCCATGAGGCTGCCGTCATCGTCAGTGATGTAAACGTCAACACAACCGGAGGCGGTGGCCTCGTACATGCTGTCAACAATCACATCGGGAGATAGGTCTGACCATGGCCGCTCAGCTTGAATGCCTTCGGCCACAGCACGGCGAATGTCGAGTGGCATCGTCGTGTGTGATGTATTTCCCATAGTAGACACTTTCATTTCAAATCACTCTTTCTCTGATGAAATCCAGAACGTCTTGCTTACCAGCTTCTCTGTTAATCAGAGGTAGGTTAGTGTCGGGGGTGACAGTCTTACCTACCTGAGACCATGTACCGAAGTGCTTTTCCAGTAGAGCTAACTGAGCTTTAGTGAACTGAACTCTTTCAAGTGGAGATTCTCTACCCATACAATCCTCTCTGAGTGGCAGTAACCCCCGCCACTGACGGGGCTACCGGTAGCGTGATACATATCACTATAGACACTTTCATTTAAGTCAATGATACATATCACTATTTATTAGCAGAAAAACTTGCTTGATTGTTTCACAAGCTGGATATCCAGATTGCCACGTTCAGGTGCAACAGCATTGTATCGTACAGCAAGTTGTTGAATTGGGTCATGTTGCTCGTACATCTGCACGAACTTTTCACGAATGACCTTGTGAAGTAGCCCGGCATGTGCAGCCGCCACCCCGAACGAATCGTGGATGGATACCATGTACACCCCGTTATTCCACATCTCCCACAGCACCTTCATCATGTGGCTGGCATCCATGGCGTGTACGAAATTCGGAGCAATCGCAGCGGCACACTTCCTGCCGTCCGGCTTGTCCAGATACTCGCGCAGCTTAATGCTGTGGATACCCATGAGGTTGATGTTGTTGAGCATCGTCTCCTTGCTAGCTTGGTACAGGTTAACCACCCGCAACCCTGACGGTGCAATGATTTCCACGTACTCGCCGTTGGCTGCCGCCTCCACCGCGATAGCCTGCAACCACGCCATCAGCTCTGCCGCCTTCGGCACAACGCGAGGGATTGCATTCCACATGAACTCTGCGATGAACTGCGCACACTCCAGCAGGCTCTTGCCGTCCGGTAGCTTGACCCGGTTCTCACGCAGGTACAGGCAGTAGTAGTCCACCATCCCGTGCCGGGTTGCCCCGTACACGTACGTCATCACTGGTTTCTTAGCCATCGCCCGGACAATGCCGATTGAAACAAGCCACGTACCCATCTGCGTCGGTGACTGCGCTTCACTATCTTCAAGAGCCTGCATCGCCGCTGCTGCCGTCTTGAGATATATGTCTGCCTTTCGCCCCACGCTATTGATAAGATTGACAGCAGCACCCCCAACTTCATCTCGTAGCATTGCGCTGAGGTGTTGGAGACCTGAACATGTAGCATCCCACTGCGTAACCACTCGGCAGGGATAAGTCTCAGGACTTCCGCTGTCGATAGCTCGAATGAGTTCAACAGATGCAGCCCACGCTGAGATAGGGCTATCGGCCTCAGACCAGAACGAATCAAATGCCTCTGGAAGACGGCACGCCTCACGTAGTCGGGGGAGTGTTTTGTCCGTCCACGCCGCCCGGTCGTCGAAGTCTGTTGCGTCGTAGCCGAAGCAATTCGCAACATGAACCTTGAGCCAGAATAGCCCCTCGCTTCCGAGAGCCACTGGTTCCGCAAGCTCAAGCAGCGCACGCACCGCGTCGATAGACTGAGGGTTAAGGGTCGAAGAATAATAAATTCGGCCCCGCGTATCGGCGTAAGTCGGGAGATAAATCCTATCGTACTGCGCATACCTGTCTGCCTCTTTGACTGCACCATTCAACGCCAGCATCTGCGACGTGAACTTACGCAACTC